GAAACGCCGTTGCCCGAGACAATATTGCCGCCGGTCACTCCAAAGCGAGCAGAGCCGCCCGCAGTGGAGGCGTAGAGAGCAGCACCGTCAGGCGCGGTCGGGATCGCCTTGAGGAGCGAAGCGTTAGCCGACCCCTGGAGGATCTGGAAGAACACTTGCTCAGGGAGAGCCGCAGCTCGTTGGGCCAAGCCCCGCGCCACGCCTCGAATATCTCCGAGCTGAAGGTCGTCAAGATCTTCCTCCAGGAACCCGATAGACTTGCCCCAGGTGAGGTTCTCAACGCTGTAGGAGATCGCCTTGAAAGCGTCCTCTGCGATCGACTCACCACGGTCGATCCGATCAACGGTAGGAGGGCTCTCGAAGTAGCCGTAGAACTCCTTCCGCTTGTTGCTGGGAACGCCCAGGCGCATAACAGAACTGAGCTTGGCGTTGCGTCCTACGAGCCCTTGGTAGGTCTCCAGAAAAGTCGCCTGAACGTCTCTAAAGAGATCGTCGCTCGTCGAGGTAAATGTACTCCAGGGCATGGTATCTCCTTAGACTCCGAGTCGTGGAACGATCTTGATATAAAGGTCGAACTCTCCGGCGCTGATCGCGCTGCCGCCTGAAGAGGTCGAAGAGGCTTCAACGCTGAGAGCGTCGCCAGCGTGGGCGACGTTAGATCCCGACTGCGCTGCGCTGATCACAGCGCCCTTGGTCCCGGCGACAGTTGTGATAGCGAGGTCGCCCGTTACGTTGGTGGTCCCGATCTCAAGGTTGAGGGTCGTCGTGCCGCCTGAGCCAGCCAAGGCTTTCTCGCAGACCGCGTAGAAGCTCACGATCTCTGCGTGGCAAGGGAACGGGTAGCTCGTCACAATGTCGCCGTCTGCGATCTCTGCGGCGTTGAAGTGACCGAGGTGAAGAACTTGGCAAGCCTGCCCGCTGAGATCAACCGCAGCTTGCGCCGCCAAGCCCAAGAAGAGCACGTCGCAAGAGGTTCCAGAGTGCCACTCAACAACGACGCCGATCGGAGTTCCCAGGGTGGGCCGCGTCAGCGTCAGGGCGTCGGAGTCGGTAGCGTAGACCGCCTTGCCAATGTCGGCTCGCGAAGCCACGCCGGTCACAGCCAGCTCTTTGTAGACCTTCGGCTCGGTGTTCCAGCGGTTCTCAGGCACCGGGCTCGCGCTGGTGTCGCCCAGCTTTTGATCTCCGAGGTGACCCCCGGCGAAGATCATGCCCTTTTCGTCGTCGTAGCTATCTAAATAACCTTGGGAGGTCGCGTGATCAGGGCCGCGAAGTCCTGCCCACATGCCCGCATAAGTTTGGACAGAGTTGGCGATCTCTGCCGCCAGACCCTTTGCGCCTGCGACGGTGCGTGAAATGCTGCTTGTCAGGTCTGCCACTAGTTACCAGCCTTTCCTGCGTTGGCGCGAGCCTTCGCAAAATATGCCTCAGGGTCCATGTTGATCTCTAAGTAGGTCTCAAGGCTCATTTCGGGGTGAGTCGCCTTGAATGAGCGGTGAAGGCTGCGAGCGCGCTCAAGCGCCTGCGGTCCCTTTTGCGCGTAGCTTGCTACGGCCTTGGGGTCAGGATCCTCGCTGTATCGCAGCTCTCCTGAGAACTGACGTGGAGGCTCAGTTGGGCGCATGTCTTTGAGCGCCTTCGCGTAGACGAGAGCAGCTTTCTCGCCGTCAGCTTTAAACGTTTTCATAAACGAGTTAATGCGATCCTCGCCCATGCCTGTGGCGCGGAGCTTCGCGGCCTCTTTGTCAATGCGCTTCTCTGCTTGGAGCCGATTAAGCTCTGCGCGAAGCTCTCTCACTTCGTCGGTGACCGCGCTGAAAGCTGCGCGTTGGCTCATGCCTACCTCGACGGGGCTCGCCTGGCGCTTCGCCTTCTCCTCCTTGGCCTCTTCTTCTTCCTCGTCGCCGTCGGCGTCAATGTCAATGTCGACCGCCTTATGCTCCTCCTCTTCGGCGCCCTTGTCGTGCTCCTCTTCCTCTTCCTCTTTGCTTACGCCGACCGCCTTGGCGATCCCTGAGAGAGCCTTGAGCATTTCAGCAGCCCACGCGGGCGCCGCTTCCATTTCCTTCTGGTTCTCGTCCGTGTATTGCTGTTCCATGTGCCCCTCTTGGTAATTGAAAAGGAATGCGGTGTGGTCGCCCTGCGCCCTGTAGGCGAGCGCTGGAGTCTTTGAGCCTGTCTTTTTCTCGCTCCCGATCTTGAGCAGCGGGTAGCGGAAGAAAGGCACCTCGTCGTCGAGGAGCGCCAGGCTGTCAAGCTCAGGGCTGTCTATGTCGAGGATCTCAACTGATCGGTAGCTCAGCTCTCCCCTGCGAATGCGCTCATAAACCTCAGGGCGCACGCCTACAAGATCAGCGAAGAGCGTAGGAACCTTAGAGCCGCCGTGAGGGTGCTCTGCTATGTGAGTGATCCTAAACTTGCCCGCTGCCTCAACGTCTCCGTCTCCGTGGTGCCTAATGTGGAGAGGAGGGTAGTACCCTTCGGCTTCGCGGGTCTTTGCTGCCTTGAGCGCCTTCTGGAGCCAGCCCCGGCTAAATACAAGAGGATCAGCTCCTCTTTTGTCCACATGCACGCTGAAGATTGGCACCTGGAAGATTGTCCAGGTTCCGTCCTTTGCTTGCTCAGCTTTGTAGGTCGGTGCGGCCACGTTGTGAGCGTAGCGTGGCGGTCGTCATTTGCCCTCGGTATACTTAGATTCCCGCCAAGGAAGGAGCGTGCAATGCCTAGAGAGCGACCCCTCAACGTGCCGATAACTTTCAAGGTGGACGCATACACCGCGCGAACGATCAGGGAGCAGGCTGGCGACTTGCACACGGGTCAATTCGTGCGCATGGTTTTGAAGGATGCGCTAAAGCTACGAGCTGCGGCGCGCTCCCAGCGTTTTGAAGCCCTTGTCAGGCCCAGCCCCAGGAGGAGCCGACTTGTAGACTGAGCCGCCCGTCTCGTCTACCACTCCTGCCGCCTTCGCTTTCGCAGCGCTCACAGGGCTCAGGACGCAGCGGCAGTTGAACCCCAGAGGCGGCGCCAGCTCGTTCCAGATCGGGTCGTCAGTGGCAGCTATGAAGCCCTGAGCCGCTGCGTGGTTAGAGCGCACAGCTCGATCTTTTGCCGTGGTCAGCTTCCAGGCTCCGACGATCTTTCGAAAGGTCGGGCTCTTGGCTTGCTCTCTCCTGCCTGCGGTGTAGGCGCTGTTGATATTCGTGCGGAACACCGTCTCAGCGTAGGAGGCTGTGACCGTCACCGAGGGGTCACCGGTTCGTAACGCTTCCACGATCGCTCGCTCTGCTTCAGCTTGAGGCGTGCCTGTCTTAACCGCTCGCAGGATCGTCTTTCTTACGTCCTCTGTCGCCTTGAGGCTCACACTTTTGGCAAGGGCGAACCTGCCTTTCAGGTAGAGGTCTCTCGCCGCCTCCCAACCTGCCATGATTTCACGGTCCTCTGGTGTGACCAGAGCAGAGAGGCGCTCCAGGATAGACTCGGCTGCCTCCTGAGAGGGCACTTTGGGAACCTGAAACTGCCTACCCTTTTGTAGCGCCTTAGCCTCAAGCGCGAGCCTTCTGCGCCCCAGGAGGTCGGCTACGCTCTGGGCGTTTGCGAGCGCGTCAGCAAGGTCAAGCTCAGCGCGACTGATCTGAGCCTCAGGGGCGCCAGCAATTCGAAGAGCTGCCACCTCTGAGAGCAGCTTAGCAAGCCACTTCGTCGAGCTGTACTCAAGTTGCTCAAGCTCGTCCTGCGCTGGCTTAACGCTCACAGGAGCCCTCCAACTGCCTTTGTGATCACCTGCCCGATAACCTTTCCCGCTGCCGCTGCGTATTCGCTGGCGGCGTTCCAGAGAGCCGCTTGCGTTGCGCTCATGGCGCCCGACTTCCAGAGCTTTATCTGGGCCTCGACCTGCCTCAGCTCTCCGTCTACGTTGGCGCCCATTACCGCCTCCCCGGTCAGCTCAACGAATCGGTGAAACGTCGCCTCAATGTCGCGTCGCTCCTGCGTTGTGAGCCTCAGCTCTGCGAGGTGCTTGTAGAGGATTTGCTTCGGATCAATCACCAGCCGCTCCTGCTGCTTTCTCCAGGCTGAAGCGCCAGGCTCTCACAGTGCGCAAGCGCCCTTCTCGCTGCCTCTTTGTCAATGTGGAGTCGCTGGCCACATAAGCCACATAAGGCCCTGAGATCGCTCTAAACGCAGCCTGCTCGCCCTCCAGGAACGCGCGGGGAACGGAGGAGCAACCCACGGCGCTCAGAACAAAGCCCAGGAAGAAGCTAGTCCAGAGGAAGAAGCCCCACAGCGCTTTCTCTTCCCTGGTCACTTGTTCACCTCAATCAGCCCCTTCGCAGCGTCTACGAGCAGGTCAATAAGAGGAGGCGTCACGGCCTCTACTATCGGATCTATCAGCATATCAGGACCAGGGCCGTCTGTTCTCCTGAGCACCGCCTTAACGAACTCAAGAGCCAGCTCCTTCTTTGCGGCGCCGCTAAGATCAGAGAACGTCTCCGCGCACTCCACAGCGGCGCGCAGGAGAAGCGCTATGTCTGTGATCTGAAACCCGTCCTCAAGAGACTCTGCGACCTCAGAGACGCGCTCGTAGAGCTTGGCTGTCCTGCTCTCACTCATTCTCGCCCTCCTCAGCTAGATCCCTGAGCGCTCGCCTTATCTTCGTGGTTCGGCGCCTGATCTTGCGGGTGCAGTTGCCGTTGGCTTGGTCAAGAGCTGACTCCATGCCTTCTATGGCAAGCTCTAGCTCCTGCTCCATGCGCTCGATTCTGTCAGCGCTGCCCACGCTCAAGATCTCTCTATGAGGTCGTCCCAGAGCGCTATGGAAACAACGCCGTCAACCTCCAGGAGAAGGTTGTAGGTAAACGCTGGGTTAGTCGCAAACTCGAAGTCATACAAGACCCCTGCGGTTAAGTTGCTTCCGCCATTTAGCGTCCAATAGGCGGAGCTGCTGCCGTCGGTGGCGTAGAGGTAGAGCTTGCCCGTGGTGTTAAGCGCAGCCTGCACGCGAGCGCGAACAGATCCCGCGCTAATTGTGAAAGGCGTCAAGAAGGGCGTCAAAGCCCCCGGCGCCGACAATTGGAAAACCTCAGCTTTGCGAATTGCGCTCATGCTCGTCCTCGTGTGTTTCACCTAGTCGAATGATCGTCTCTTGTACCTTGAGCGCTATGCCCAAGGTTTTCTCGTGGAGCCCTTCCAGCTTGCCCTCCCAGGCGCTTCGCTCTTGGAGGTGAAGCCTAATGATCCAGGTCAAGGCAGCTATGAGGAGCCCCACTGCCACAGCGAGTATCTCCTGAGCGGTGCCCGCTGCCAAGGCGTCAACCTGAGCGAACATGCCTCAGCCCTTCAAACTTGGAGCCCGCTTTGAAGAGGTCGCCCAGAGCTGGAAGCTCTTCCCTGGCCTCAGCCGGTGCGCTGATTGTCTCGTCCTCAGGGAGCGGCATAGTGAATCCAGTCTTGCGGTATACCT